GAAAACAGTGTAAATGTCATCCAGTGTTGTGATCTTGGCCCCCATTGTATCACAAACCCTCCCAAAAGTCAACACCCCTGGGACACATTCAGAGGTGGCACATTGCCCCTTGACAGTATAGTTTTCCACAGGGTCTCAGTATAAAACAGTGAGAACACAGTAAGCATCAGCAATCTCAGTGTCAATAGGTATAAGTTACTTGTGGAAAACTTGTGAATAATTGTGGAAAACATGTGGAAAACTCAGTATAAGACAGTGATGATATGTGTGGGTCTCAGTGTATACAAGACTTGACAAATTGCAGTGCCTGTGCTATAATGAATTCGCAGGTATTTTGTGTTATTATGTTACCCTTTGTGGGGTAATGCGAAAAATCCAAACTACCCTAACCTACAGAGGTGACAAAATGCTAGATCAATATCAAGTTCATAAAAAAATTTTTTCCCTGGTAAAAAATCCTGTGAGGTTGATCTATGAGAACCTCTATGGCACAACTATTGGCCCCTTGGATGAATTGTGCTATATTGGTGTTTGCCTGTGGGAGGGATTAAATATTGTTGGGTTGAATGTAATGAAACAAGGGTCCCATTGTATAAAAAAATTTTCCCAGGGTAAAAATGGTTTATAAGTTGATTGCAAGGGACAGGGTATTTTGTGAGGGTACACTGATTGAGTGTCAGAAATGTCTCACTGGTATTTCCCAGATGATTAGTGCAGGGTTTTCTACTGATTTTCAAGTACAGGAGTTTTTAATTGTGAATGATTGTGAGGTGAAGAATGACACATCCAACAAATGATTTTAATTGGCAAGAGATTGCAGAAGAAGGATTTGTAGAATGGTTCAATCAAGACTGTGGACCTTATACATGGCAATGTGAATACTTCTATGGTGATTGTGAGGTAGAAGACGAGAAGACTCGTAAAGATCTATTATATAAATGGTTACATGCTGCATTTGTTGCAGGTTATGAGTTGGGAAGAAATCATGTATAGTACACCAGTCAGAGGAACAGCAAACAAGAACTTAAAATTAAATTGGTGGGAATATTGGATTGGTCATTGTTGGATGACTGGTTGGCAATCTATTTCCATGACATTTAGAATTTGGTCTGATCTAATGACGAGCAATTATAAAGATTATGCACTTTTCAAAGAGGATGACCCTGAATCAGAATGTATTGAATGGTTCTGGGCATCTCTCAATGAAGATGATGTTTATCCCAAAGAATTTCTGGAACATCTGATGCAACTGGCAGATGATGTGAAAACTGGTAAGGAAGAAGTCATCCCCCTGGATGAGGATTTCTTCGATAGACTAAAAGACCTTGTAAAAGACGTAGAGTTGAATGATGAATGATGAACATTATGGGTGGGTGATCAATACTCACTATGATTGGTTGAATATGCTCATGAAAATGGAAAAACATAAACCTCATAGGTTTGAGGAATTTCAGTACTCAAAGAATACCATCTATCATTACTTGGATAGACTTCAGCATGAACAGAATCTTCATGATTGAACCTTTTCTTGTAGGAGCGATAGCTCTCTCAATAGGAACAATAAGAGGAGCAATATCTCTCTCATTGACAAGAGATAAATAAAGCAGTATCATGTGATGTGATACCTACTTCATCAATATTTGATCTATTTTTATGGCAAAAGGATTTACTGTAAAAGCAAAAAAACCTCCTGAACCAGAAGAACAATCACTCTTTGATATTCAAGAGTGCCTAGAACGCATTAGAGGAAAGAAAATTGTGTTCTGTCTTCCTGGACGTGGTGTTTCATATATCTTCCTCAAGAATTTCGTGCAACTGTGCTTTGATTTAGTACAAGCAGGTGCAAGTATTCATATTTCTCAAGATTATTCTTCCATGGTGAACTTTGCACGTTGTAAAGTTCTAGGTGCTAATGTTCTTAAAGGACCTGATCAGGTGCCCTGGCAAGGTAATCTAGAGTATGATTACCAACTTTGGATAGATAGTGACATTGTATTCAATACGGATGCCTTCTGGGCAATTTTCGCAATGGATAAGGACATTGCTGCTGGTTGGTATGCCACAGAAGATGGTAGAACCACCTCAGTTGCACATTGGTTAGATGAATCAGACTTCAAAAACAATGGTGGCGTCATGAATCATGAAATGGTTGATACCATTTCCAACAGAAAGAAACCATTTACTGTAGACTATACTGGTTTTGGTTGGGTTCTGATCAAAAAAGGTGTATTTGAGCATCCAGAAATGAAGTATCCTTGGTTTGCACCTCAGATACAAGTCTTTGAGTCTGGTGAAGTACAAGATATGTGTGGGGAAGATGTATCATTCTGTCTTGATGCAGTCAGAAAGTGTGGTTTTGAGATTTGGTGTCATCCACAAGTACGTGTAGGACATGAAAAAACAAGAATCATCTGATCTTTATGACATTTATTGTGAGGGAAGGAAAATTTATACTTCCCTCACTGAGGAAGAAATGTTCGATACAATGGATGATCTGTCTCAACAGTATTATGAGACAGGGGTTCCCAAACCAGAGGACCTTATGATAGAATTGGTAAGAAGTTTAGAGGCATAACTCATGGCAAAGCGTCCATCACTGACTAACAAAGTGGTCATTGAGCACAAACCCAAGAAGACTCGTCAAGGTCGTTCACAGCACACCATTCTCTCTGCCACCTCTCGTAATGGCAGGAAGAAGCGTTACAGAGGTCAAGGTCATTGATGTGTTATTAATAGATTATTATATTGAAAAAAGTCCAATTCATGGATTTGGTGTATTTGCCTCAAAATTAATTGCAAAAGGAACTAAAGTATGGGAATTTACACCTGGCCTTGATAGAGAATGGACTCAAGAAGAGTTTAAAACTCTACCAAACAAAGCACAAGAATATATACTACATTATGGATGGTTAGATCCACTCACAAATATGCATCGATTTCCTTTTGATCATGATCGATTTATTAATTGGAGTCATAATCCAAATGTTGGTGGTACAAGTGATGAAATTTTTGCACTAAAAGACATTCAAGAAGGTGAAGAATTAACTTTTCCATTTGAAGAAGATGCTCTATCAAAGATAAACTAGGTCAAAATGATTCAGTTAAACCCACAAATCCCAGTTTTGACTCCAAAAGGGTCAGGTTGGGCATTTTTTTTAATTGATAGATCTCAAGAACATGACCTTGAGTGGGTAGTTTTCCTAGATAATGGTGGATACTGTTGGACCTTTAAGAACTCAGACATAAGAATTCAGAAAAATTTAACTTTTCATAGGGATAAAATTGATGATTTCGGGATAGAAACCCCGTAAAAAGTTCTAATTCACTTTGAATTAGGAAAAATGTCCAACTTACCAGTAGATAGAGACCAAAATTACATGTACAGCATGTGGGGGACTACAAAATTAGTCACTGATTATGGTCAACCACATAAAATCCTTAAAGAAATTGCCCATGAAGAGGTTCATACTGACCATTATCTAAAAGAACAGGCAGAAATGCATGAGAAAATTAGAAATGATGAAGATTATGATGATTGGGAGTATGGAACTGAGCCAACATATGGTAAACCACAATAAATAAAAGTAACTATTCTAGTAATGTCAAGTGCCTTTAGAGAATATATCAAAAGGTTTTAAGGATATTAGTTTGTCTTTTTTAAGACATCCAGTAACCAACGACATTGCAGTGATCAAAAATGAAGATGCCATCAAAAAGGCAGTTGTGAATTTGGTTAGAACTAAACTTGGCGAGAGGTTTTTTAACTCTTTACTTGGTTCTGATGTAGAAAGTTATCTCTTCGAATTAGCAGATAGTGGAGTGGTTGATCCATTGAAAGATGAGATCACCACTCTTTTAAATAACTTTGAACCAAGAATCACCACTAGAAAAGTTGATGTTGATATTCCACAAGATAGTAATGAGTTAATTGTAACAATTTACTTTGATATTATAGGAATTGCACCAACGCAGATCGTAACCTTCATATTACAACCCACTAGGTACTAATGGCATTTACAGAGTTTACCAACTTAGATTTTGATCAAGTAAAAACTTCCATTAAGGATTACCTTAGGGCGAACTCCACATTTACTGATTTTGACTTTGAAGGTTCCAACTTTTCTGTCCTGATTGATATTCTTGCATATAACACTTATATTACTGCCTATAACACCAACATGGTGGCAAATGAGGCATTCATTGATAGTGCAACAATCAGAGAGAATGTAGTATCTGCAGCAAGAAACATTGGTTATATACCCCTCTCTAGAAGGGCAGCGAAGGCAGATGTTTCCTTTGTGGTGTCTGGTATTAGCACAAGCATTAAAACAGCAACCCTGAGGTCAGGACTGGTCTGTACAGGGGATCTAGATAACACAACATACATCTTTTCAACACCAGAAGATGTAACAGTTGGCGTAACTAATGGTGAAGCAACATTTAATAATGTAGAAA